AACTAGGTACTTTGTTTACATCATACTTTTCATTGTAAGAGTTAGCTGTGTGTATAGCTAAAGCTCTCTTACCTTCACCATCAATTAATTTAGATTCACTGAAGGACATAAGCCCTCTAGCCATATCATTACCTTGATAGTTCATGTAAGGTTCTTTGTAGTATACTCTACCTCTGTAATCTAGATCTACTAAAGAATAAAACTTAGACCACTCAGCTAGTTGTTTAGCTTTACCTAACGTAGTTTTAATTTCTGCACGTTTAGCTCTAACTTGTAGAGGTCTAAGAGTCTTTTCCCATTCTTTAGCTATAGTATTATACGCTTGTTTGTTAGCTGAAGAAGGGTTCTTCTGATACTTCTCATATGCAGTCTTTAATACTGATTTAGGTATAGCATTTTCATACATAGGTGTATCTTCAGGTAGTATATCTTCTATCTTATCTATAAGAACATCTAATACCTTTGGGTTTATCTTCCAGGAGGTTTGCTGTAGATTATTAGCGGCTCTAACAAAAGATGAATTAATATAAACATTATTAAACTTATCTTTTTGTTCTTGAGGGGCTGATATACCCCATCGTTTTATCAAAGGGTAATTCTTAGGTTGCATTATATTACTTATGTCTTCAGGTATTACATCTACTGTATATACGAGTAATCCTTTGCTTTCAATAAGTTTGAACTCACCGATTTCTTCCCAACGAGCTGTTGGTTCAATCATATAAGGTGCTTGAGCATTATAAGCACCAAAGCCCTCTGCTCTTTTAACTGTAATAAAGCCTGACTGTACATAAGCTTCTAACACTAGATCACCAGTTCTTATTGATTGATGAAAGCTACACTTAGCATTGAAGTATTTAGTGAATACGTGTTCACCAATACCTGTACTTACTTGTGTAACTTTAGCTAGACCTATAGGTTGTTCAGGGTATTCTCTAGTAAAGTTAGAGGACATCTTATCGAAAGCTACTTGTACTATATTAGGTAAGCTTTCTTTAAAGCTAGATATAGTACGTAAGATTTGAGCACCCTTGTTTGCTTTAGGGTTATTCATATTTACACTAGAAACTTTTGTTATTAGATAATCCACCACTTCATTTAGAGGGTCTTTCAAGTTATCTTCCATTATGTATTCCCTTTTAATAATGGACTACAGTTATATACCGAAAGTATCTTCTTGTAGCTCATCGTTTAATCTGCCTGTATCATAGTCATATTTACAAGAACCTGCTGGACCAGTTTTACCAGTGTATCTTGATTTTAATACTGAAAGTTTTATTGTATTTCTTTCATCTTCTTTTTCTGCTGTTATATTACGAGCGAAAGCTAATATATCATGTGATATTTGTTTAATAGAACCAGAACCACGTATATCATCTACTGTTGGCAATCTACCTTCTTCGAATGATTGACCTGTAGTAGACATTTTTCTTAAATGAGATACTAAACCTATCCAGACATTATGTTGCTTGGTTATTCTTAGTAGATCATTCATTACTTTATCTATGGCTTCGTTGCCGGTTAATCCTTCAGAGCCTTCTGATACTAATATAGTAATGTGATCAATAAACAAATATTTACAACCAGATAAAGCCATGTACTCTAGTTGAGATATAATACCATTAGACATAGAACCACAGTGATCTAACACTAATACTCTATCTTTGAACTTGTCGAAACCGACTCTTAGTTCATCTAGCTCTATTTTTTCTGCCGCAGGGTTTTTATTTATTACCATGCCTGATAGTTTACGAGTAGTTTCAGCGGGGCTTTCTTCGAGTGCAATGATACCTATCTTTTCATCAGTTTTATCTATGATATCTAACACTATTTCTCTTAACATAGTAGATTTACCTGCACCAGTACCAGAAACCCATAAGCTTATTTCACCTAGTCTCATACCTTTGATTTTATCATTTAGACCTGAGAAGCACTTAGGGTATGGTAATGACTCGATCTCATTATATTCTACAAGCTTAGCCCACAAGTCTTCACCTGTAACAATACCTTGAGGACTATACTGTTGAGCATCCCATATACCTCTTAGTAGAGACATATGACCAGAATTAGTTAGTGCTTCAGAAGCATCTTTGTGAGATGTTTTAGCCACTTTTACTTTATCAAAGCCAATAGCATTAGCTAACTTATCTACAGCTATTTTACCTGCTTCATCTGTATCGATAAACAGTATTACTTCTTCGAATGATCTTAGATAGTCTCTGTTTTCTACTACTGCTTTTAAGTTAGATGCAGAAGGTATTGATACAACAGGATATATTGTTCCAGTACTATATTTACTATATGCTTCAGCTACAGCTAATGTATCTTCTTCACCTTCAGTGATAACAATACGTTTACCACCACCAGAAAATATGTTTTGACCAAACAAAGTTAGAGGTAGTCTACCTTCAACTCTAAAGTCTTTAGGAAACAATCTTTTCTTGTTACCCACAACAACATTGTTTTCATAGTAAGGATAGAAGACAGCACTAGTTCCACCAGAAGAAGATACTTCTTTCTTAACACCGAACATTTCACATACTTTAGTAGATATATTACGTTCAGCAGAAGTACCGAAAGGTAATGACTTTATAGGCACAACAGTATTATCTTCTTTCTTGTTGAAAGCTTTTTTATTACTTTCACAATCAGGAGTGAAACACCATGTAGAACCATCATCATATTCACACTTGTTGTTACTTGAACCACAAGAACTACATTCAGTTTTTCTTATTATTTTACCCATAGTTATATTCCTAACTTGTTACACATTATTAATTGTTCGAAAGCGGCATTAACACTTAATTTAGGATTATTAATAAGTATTTCTGCCGCAAGTATTTCTTTAAGACGATATATTGCTTGTTCCCTCGTCTCCCCAGTCGTCACTACATTCACCCAACCCTTCACGAATGTTGCTTGGTATTGGTCTGGATGATTCCAGTCCTTCTCCACTTTTATGTTGAATGTTTTTAGTAGTTCTTCGTCCTGTGCAGATATTATAGCGATCATCAAGTGTTCTCCTTAAGTATATAAGATCCATGTTGAGTTGCATATTGTCTTCCCAACCTCTACCATAATGTTCTTTCCAAAAGTCTTTTACTTTAGATAGGTGTTGATTCATAGGTACGCCTTCAAGTACCTTTGAGGCTTTAACCTTACCTATACCTCTTAGTCCAGGAATATTATCTGTAGAATCACCCATCATTACTTGAGTATGTAGTAGTAATGAAGCTTCTTCTTCAGAGATATTAGTATAATCCTTTCTTCTTGTATTGTAATGTAATCCTGGTACTTGTAACATATCTTTATCTATACTTACTATAATACCAGGATCTTTAGTTTGCCAGATAGCTAACAAATCATCTGCTTCCATATCATCTGCTGTTACTGCTTTCCAGCTATCTTTTAAATAGTTATAAGCGTATTCAAAGAAATCTTTTTCTTCTTGAGTTAACTCTTTCTTTCTATTACCCTTGTATGGTGGGTAAATATCCTTTCTAAAGTTACCTATACCTTTGATAGCTATCATGCCATTACCGCCTTGTAGGTCTGACATTATATTAGTTATTGTTTGGTCTAGCTTTTTCTTAATATCTTTGTTACTTGTAGCACCCCAAATAGATTGGTATACTAGAATGTCTCCGTCAATGTATATGTTAGTACTCATCATCTTCTACCTTTGTTATTTCAAGTTCACCCATATGAAGGCCGATTACTATGTCAAGTAATTCGTCGGCCTTCTTATCTAACTTCCATAGCTGATAAGACTGAAATAGTATTATGCCTATCAACAGGAAGAATACTTCTATTAACTCCATGTATCTACGTAGTCAACTAGATTATCATAGCCTCCAATGTGGAGACCATTAATTATTATTTGTGGCACAGTATTACCTAACCTTTCTTTAACATCATCTATAAATTGAGGTTCTTTATCTAGTCGAACTTCATTTATAACACAATTATCTAGTGAATGCAACAAGTTTTTTGCTTTCTCACAAAATTCACAGTTAGGTTTGGTATACATAGTAACTATACGAGGACTAGTATACTGATCCATTAATTATCTCCTTCTTATTTTCATAAGGAGCTACTACTTTACGATAGAATTCCATTTGAGCGCCTGCTAAAGCTCCCATAACATCGTTAAGTGTTTGATAGTTATAAGGGCCTTTATCTGTTATATAGCTTTGAATCATTTCAGCTATAAGGTATTGAAGTTCTCCTGCTGTTTCAGGATCTCTATCAAATAATTCTTCTCTTTTACTTTTTTCAATATATGGCATTAATGCACCTCTAAATAATCGTTACCTATTTTACAATCGCCTGCTTCCATTATTTCTACACCAAGTTCTTTAGGCGCTTCAATAAACCACTTACGGATAATTGGTTCAGCTTTGATAGCATCTTCAGGAGACACTTCCCACGTACATTCATCATGGTAGAACAGTAATTGTTTTGCTTTTATACCTTCTTTCTCGAAGGCTTCATTGATTCGTACAATAGTACGTTTCATTAGTATAGCTTCAGTACCTTGTATAAGGTAGTTGAATGCTTTGTATGCTTCTTCAGTGTAGATACGACGACCATCAAGACCATGTAAGTATCCTCTTTGTTGAGCTACGTTCTTTACTTTTTCTGTTAGACTAGCTAATGCAGGCCAACGATTTAAGAAAGCATCTTTAGCTTTATTACCTGCTTGTGCTGATCGACCTAGTATAGTACCTAGTTTAACACCACCTGCACCGAACAAGAAGGCAAAGAAGAAAGGCTTAGCTTCATTGCGAGAACAATTTATTGCATCAGCATTTTTCTGATGTATATCTCCTTTTAATATTTCATCAGACATTTCTTTATCTTTACCGAAGTGAGCTACAACTCTAGCTTGATAACCTGCACCGTCAGCTGATATTAATACTTTGTTTTTAGGTGCGATAAACATTGAACGTATATCACTACCATAAGTTGCTTTAGGTGAAGGTATGTTAGCTATTATTTTGTGTGTTTGACGACCAGTAGCGGCACCAATATCAATAACATCACCATATAGTCTTCCATCATGTATGTGTTCCTTCCATCCAGTTAATATACTATGTCTAGCTCTTAGTGTAAAGTATTTATCTATATCAACACCGATTTCACCTAACTTAATTAAGCTATCGGTAGTTAACTTAGGGCTTACTTTAACAAACTGTCCGTTTATCTTTTTCCAGTTCCATTGAGTAGGATTCCAACCAATAGTATACAAGAATTCTTTTAGGTGTTCTTGATTACCTAGTCTTGCTTCTACTGTTTCTTTACGTTGAAATTCTTCGTGAGGTTTTATAGGAGGATTATCAGATAGTGCATCAGATACATCAACATATTTACCTAAGTAGTCACTTAGTAATCTTGCAGATACAGAAGTATATTCTCCGTTTTTCTTGTACTTTGCTGTCTTTGGTTCTTTATCTATAGTGATTACAAGTGTTCCAAGTTTTGGTTCTACTCTTTTCTCTATATTATTTATTTCAGACTTGATATTAATTATAGTTGACTCAAGTAGTTCTTCATTTATCTGCCAACCGTTTCTTATTTGTTCACTAGACCAGTAAGCCATTTGATGCTCTATATTAATAGCATCATCATAGTTAACGTTATTTTCTTTTATTTTATTATACTCTTTCATTAACATATGATATACTGCTATGTTAGCATCAACATCTGCTACACAGTATTCTACCATTTGATCAGAGTAGTTATCAAAGCCACCATCATAATCCATCTTCTGTTCTTCTCCTGCTTGTATAGCAAGAGCTTTAAGACTATGTTTTCTAAATGTTTTCTTACGATGGAAGTCATTTAACCTTGAGTATATTACCGTATCAATTATTTTGTTACGATCTATAGCGTATCCTGCTACTTTATCTAACACTACACGATCATATCTCATACCGTTGTGTGCTATAATACCTGTAGCCTCATCTAATAACTTAAATGATTCAGATAGGTTAGGGTACTTATCATCATGGTCACTGAAGATATGTAACTCTTTTGTATCTAAGTTACGCATTACTGAAACCCATATTGTGTCCGCTACATCTTGGAAGCCATTCGCTTCGATGTCCCACGCATATATTGTCATTGTGTTTCCTTTAAAATAATAGTTCTATTCCGATAACAACACCAGGATTGATGTTGTTACCTTTCTTTTCAAAGCCAGGAGTTAATACTAAGTTCATATTATCTCTCAGCTTATAGCCAAGTCTAGCATAAGGTAAAGTTTCTTTGTAAGAGTAACCATGTACTATTCCACCTTCAATAAAGGTTTTATCAGTATCATATCTAAGACCTATATATGGACTTATGTTACCCTCA